GTCACCTCCTGCAGGGCTTAGCCCCGATCACCCTAAAAGGGTGATCTCCTTCCGAGTTTGATGCTGACGTACTCGGGACGTCCAGAACGTTCCAAGTGCTCATCATCGACATTCGCAATGCCGACGCATGGTTCTTTGGAGGAGGGTACGGTGAAACCGTACCCCTCCCAGGGATACCTACTGAGGCACTTGAGAAGGGCACCAGTCCCCTCGAGAGGATCTCGAGGAGGTTTGGCCACCACGTAGTAGCCCTTAGCTATGGGGCTGTGGTGGAATGGATGAAGGGTCTCGAATTCATATCCGAGAACCGACTCCCTGCCCAACAACGGAGACGTGGGCGCAACATTTGGATAGTGCTTTAGCACTCTCCTCATGTAGTCGTCCATGAATGCTGCAGACTCCCAGAGACCAGCCCAATAGAGCTGGTTCCGAAGAGCGTTAGCAGCAACGACTCCGCTCGCATCCTGCCGTCGGGTGGGAAGTACTTGTCGGACCTTGACAATGCTAACGTCATGGCCTTCAAAATATTCCCTACCGCAAGATTCCCTGAACCTTCCGGTCCAGTAGGACTTGCCGACGTTTACTTTGTGCCCAAAAGCACTCAGCTCGTCGACGACGGACAGCACATAGTCTCTGGGGACAACAAGATCATCCCCAAAGACGCGCACCTGCTCACGAAACTGATTGATCATCAGCTCGCGAGAAAGTGGGGCACTTAGCTCCCTTTCAATACCGAGGAAGATCACGGTCAAGAAGACCATGGCTTCAAACGGAAAGCAGAGAGCTGAACCCATAGACGCGAACTTGGCCAGGCGTTGAACGCCATGACCAGGTACGTCAGCCTTCCGTGACCTTGCTGCATCGACGGCCCCTAGCAAATGGGGGAAGTCGGACAACATGGCACGTACGTGCTGATTCGAGACACGATCGGAAGCTTCACTAAGATCTAGTGTAGCAAGTTCCCCGCTGAGGGAACCTTCGCGGGCCATAGACCTGTTAGGGTCTT